ACTCAATGGCGCTTCTTAGAGAAAGATATGAATAAAATCCATTTAAAAGGCTTTTCAATAAGTCATTTAAAGGATACCACGATCTGGAAATTATGGGAGAAAACCTTAACTAAAACTAATTTTACAATTGGTAAACATTTTCCGGAGGTCTTCTATGATAAAGAAGAACTAAAGGAATTTATTTTCCATTTATGTCGAATTGGTAAGCTTGCAACAAAATTTGAAGCAGCTGGTAAAGTTAGAGTTTTCGCCATAGGTGATTATTGGACTCAGTGGATATTACTTCCATTACATGAAAGTATGTTCCGAGTACTTAGAAATCATCCATGTGATGCAACTTTTGATCAATTAGGTCGAGTTGAAGAGTTCAAGTCTAGAGGTTATAAATTTATAGCCTCTTATGATCTTAAATCTGCAACCGATCTAATTCCTCAACAGTTGTATTTTCATGTTTTCTCTCACTGGTTAGGGAAAGAGACTAGCCGTTTATGGTTAGATCTCTTAGTCCAACGTAAATACATCTTCTTCCACGAGGAAGAAGGTGGATCACTGCGACCAGAAGACTTTGAGTATACTAGAGGTCAACCAATGGGGATTTTATCCTCTTGGTCCTCATTAGCTATTGTACATCACTTTTTAGTGTATTACGCTGCTAGGTTATTAGATAAAAATAATTTTCGGGACTATCTTGTCTTAGGTGATGACATTGTCATTGCCGATAAGGATGTCGCTAGAGCATACTGTGAAGTATGCCGTCAGTACGGTATTACTATTGGTTTTGCGAAAAGTTTCGTATCTAGTTCAGATCGAAATGAAACGTTCTTCCAATTTGCTTCTCAGGATATGTTTGGGGAAACAAATGTATCTCCAATATCTCTAAAAGAAGTGTTATCGGCTGCGGGTCTCTCTTATTATTTTGGTCCAGATTTTAATCTTGCTAAAAGATTAGAATTTGTGAACCGAATAATTAGAAAAGGGTTTATTAATCCCGATCATATGAGTTCCTTAATTAGATGTCAATCGACACCTAATGAATGGAAAAGAGATAGAAAATACCTTACAAAAGGTATTTTCCCTCATCATAGAAGAGGATTAATAACTTCAATACTTTTAAATAATTATAAATTATTTAAAAATACGGTTAGTTTAGATAACCTAATAGCCTCTTTAAGAGGGGATATTAGAGTTTTCACTAACAATTGTGTATTGACTAACTCTCAACGTAGATCTTACATGAATATCATTGTACATGATCTTCATGACGAAATCAAGTCTCGATTAGCAAAATTTAATAACTTAATGGTTAAGAAACCACTAAATAGTAAAGATGTTATAGCATTAGGAACTTATAATCTGGCTATGATGGCCTATAATGGTCAAATAGCGGAAGATTATGTTCTAGTCTACAAAGAGTGGAGACAGATCTCCGATCGTGTGATGTCTAATGCTATGGTTGACCAATGGCAGGTCCTTTTCCAAGGAACTGATTCTGAAATTCAACTATGGCCCCAAGATATTGTTCATATGATGGAGTTTAAAGATAAATTAGACAGATTGTTAGTCAAAGTAGAAATCAAATCTGCAATTTCGCAGAAACTTGATACTAAAGCTCCGTATCTGTTACGATACCATCTTTCGCT